CAGCCGGCGGCACGAGATGGTTGAAACGTGCCGTCAGCTATGCTACATATTCGTCCAACGTGAGTAATCGCGCCAAGAACCCGCCCTCCTAGTTGGCGGGTTTCTTGTTTTTGCGCCCATGGACAATCTTGGCGAGAACAGAATAGTCTCTTGGCCGCTCGGGAATTTCCACATCGAAATGACGCCTAATGTGTTCGGCGGCCTCCTTGCGATCACGCTTCTTCTGCTCAAGGCTGGCCTGAAGCGACTGCTTCTGCTCAGCTACGGAATCCGGCTTCAGTATCTTGGCCAAGTCGAGCACCAGATCGGCAAGGGCTGGCGTCAAGATCGAGATGTCCCCGCGCTCCCTCGCCATCTCTAACAACGCGTATTCAGCTGCCTGGATATGGATTGCTCGCAGCTTCGATCTGCCAGCGACGATATCCTCATAGGTTCGCAGAGGAATTCCCATCGCGGTCGCCATCTGGGCTTGCGTTACGTTCGCCTTGACCTGCAACGCCACAATTTCATTGCCGGCAGCAACGTAAAGATCAACGCCATGGTCGCGGAGATCGCGGATCATTGAAAAAACTCCTCGCTTCGGTTATATCGGGACCGGGTGAGGTTTGGACCCCCACCCGGCTCCGGTGTTACCGGCCTATGGAGATCGCGACTCTCCACCGACCGAACCGGACTTGGAAGGTGAGCTTAAAGCTCATGGGTGCCTCCTAAGTCCCCGAAGCTTGATTGCTTCGGTAAGAGTGTTATCCCACGGTTTCCGTGGTATTGCAACAGAAAAACCACGGTTTCCGTGGAATTATTTGAAAGCCGCTTCGGGTCCAACCGGGCGGCTTTTGCTTTGCAGCACAAGGGCTCTGCCCGATGTCCATCCTCTCCCGGTTTCTCAACCTGTTTCGCAGGAGCACCCCCATGCCCGCAATCGATTTCACCGATAGCGCTGCTGCGCTCGCCGCCGTCATCGCAGACGGAAAGGCAATCCTTGATAAGCTCGCCAATGCCGAGGCCACAGAGGCACAGGTCGCCAAGCTTTCGTCGGATCTGGCTACGGCCAACGATGATCTGGCCACCGCCCAGGCAACTGTCACCCAGCAGGCCGCAGACCTGAAAGCGCTGCATGAGCAGTTTGCGGCTGCGGTCAATCCGGCGCCTGCCACACCGGCCGCCAGCTAATCCATCCAGCCTGTCCGCATTCTCCACCGCTGATATCGGCTACGCGGCCAAAGGCTTTTGCTCGTTCCTCAGAAGAGCCCGGTCGGACAGGCTTGGGGTCGACTGGAGCCGGGAAAGCGAAAGCGCCGATCCTTCGATTCGCGCAATTTCGTGAAAGCACAGCAAGATCGTTAAAGGCGGTGTACAAGCCGCCAGCTAATCAGCCCTCCACAAAGCGGCTCGTTCGCGTTACGAATAGCTCGCAACCTGGGGGATGGAATTGTGGACGAGGCGATTGGCTGTTTGTTCTGGCTTGTAGTCATGGTCGGCATATTGCTTGTCGGCGGCCTGTTCGTCACCTCAACCGCCGTCCTCTACTATGAAGAGCAAGCGCAGCCCGGCGCTCCGTTCACGTGCTATTACTTCACGGGGACGCGGACGATTACGTTTGCGAATATGTCGGCTACCGGCTGTAAGCGCTTCATCACGGTCGGCGACGGCGCTACCGTTCCACTGTGAAATCTGTGTACCACTGGTACACACTTTCGACGACGACGAGTTTCTGAAAACAGACGCGGCTTCAGACGGTTGCGGCGCGGTCGAGGATGCGCTTCACGGACATGGCTTTGAGCCCGAACGCAGCGCCGATCTTCCGGAAGCTGTTGCCGCCGGCTCGCATCGATCGCATTTCCGCTAGAGCTTTCTGCTGCTCTGGGTTCTCGATCAACCGGCCGTCAACCTCGTCGAAGCCGAAAGGCACTCTGCCGCCGCCGTAGACGCCTTGCGATGCGAGATGTCGCTTCACCTCGCGGATACGCTCACGAATGCGGTCGCGCTCGTTCTCAGCAACGGCTGACAGGATGGTGAACACGAGCTTGGAAATGCCGTTTCCGGTGACATCGCCGCCAAGGTCGATCATGACCAGGCCGGTGCCTTGCGCCTTCAGCTCTTCCAGCGTGCCGAGCGCGTCCGACGCGCTGCGAAACATGCGGTCGAGCTTCGGCGTGATGATCATGTCGCCTTTGCCTGCAACGGCAAGCAAGCGCTGGCCTTGCGGTCGATCGGCAAGAGGAACGGAGCCGGAAACGCCGCCTTCAACGAAAACCTCGTCGACTGTCCAGCCTTGCATCATCGCATAGCCGGTAATCTTCGCGGTCTGCGTGTCGAGACTTTCACCGTTCGAAGCCTGTTCGATTGTCGAGACGCGAACGTAGCCGAAAACCCTCATTTGCCGCCTCATTCGTAACGTTGCTGTAGCGCTGTTACGAAAGATGCACTGTTACGCCCTGATTTGCAAGGCACGTACCGACATGATTCCGAACGCTCGAAAGTTTCAGAAAGGCCAGTCCGGCAATCCCGGCGGCCGACCGAAAGGCATCGCCGCATTGGCGCGCGAGCACAAGGACAAGGCCATTGCGGTGCTCGTCGCCGGCATGGACGACAAGGACGCGAAAGTTCGGATCGTCGCCGCCAAGGAAATCCTGGATCGCGGTTACGGCAAGGCCCTGACCATGACCGCTGACATGACCAACCGATTGAGCGAAATCGACGATGACAAACTCAACGCTGCAATCGATGCCCTGGAACGAGAAGTCGGATCTGCTGGAAAAGCTCCGACAGGAAAGGGATCACCGGCAACGCACTAACCGGCTCAAGGGCTACAAGCCCTACGCCAAGCAAGCCGCCTTCCATGAGGCTGGCGCGACGTATCGCGAACGGCTGTTCCTCGCCGGCAACCAGCTTGGCAAGACCATGGCAGGCGCGGCAGAGGTGGCAATGCACCTCACAGGCCGCTACCCCGATTGGTGGAAGGGCCGGCGCTGGGATCGCCCCACTATCTGGCTTGCGGGGTCTGAGAGCTACGAGCTGACCCGTGACGGCGTGCAACGTCTGCTGATCGGGCCACCGGACAAGGAAGAGGAATGGGGAACGGGGTTTATCCCTGCTGATACGCTGCGCAACCGCACCCGTCGCATGGGCGTCTCGAACTCGCTGGACAGCGTGACGGTGCAACACGAAAGCGGTGGCTCGTCCTCGATCCTGTTCAAGGCTTACGAGCAGGGCCGCGCCAAATGGCAGGCCAATACGGTCGATGGCGTCTGGTTCGACGAGGAAGCCCCGGAAGACGTGTACATCGAGGGCATCACCCGCACCAACGCCACGAACGGCATCATCCTGATGACCTTCACGCCGCTGATGGGCATGTCCAAGGTGGTGGCGCGCTTCCTGCTCGCCGATCCGCTCGACGCCGGCTGGAAGTACCGCAACACGACCACGATGACGCTGGAAGACGCCGCGCACTACTCGGCAGAGGACCGGGCCAGGATCATCGCCAGTTACCCGGCACATGAGCGTGACGCCCGCACCAAGGGCATCCCGTCGCTTGGGTCGGGCATGATCTTCCCGATTGCGGAAGAGGACATCGCTTGCAAGCCGATCAGCATCCCCTCGATCTGGCCGCAGATCATCGGCGTGGACTTCGGCTATGACCACCCGTTCGGCGCCGCCAAGCTCGCATGGGACCGGGATAACGATACCGTTTATGTGACTGCCAACTACCGGTCGCGGCAGACTACCCCGATCATCCACGCCGCTGCGATCAAGCCGTGGGGCGCTGGATTGCCTGTCGCATGGCCGCATGACGGATTGCAGCACGACAAGGGGTCCGGGGAAGCGCTGGCGTCACAGTACCGCGCCCAAGGACTGAACATGCTCGACGAGCGTGCCACCTGGGAAGACGGCGGTAACGGTGTTGAGGCGGGCGTGACCGAGATGCTGGACCGCATGCAGACCGGTCGATGGAAGGTGTTCGATACCTGCACCGACTGGCTGGAAGAGCGCCGGCTGTACCACCGCAAGAATGGGCTGATCGTCAAGGAACGCGACGACGTTCTGTCAGCCTCCCGCTACGCGCTGATGATGCTTCGGCATGCCCGCACCATGAAGCCGACCGTACCCGTAAACACCCGCGCCAAAGCTCTGAGGCTGTCCATCGTATGAACCGGATGACTGACTACTGATGGCAGCCAAAAATAGACCGGCGCCGAAGGCCGATAAGGCCGACAGCGCGGCAAAGGGGTACGGCGGCAAGAAGTCGTCGAACCGCGCCAAGATAGGCGATACCGAGATCAAGGCGCTCGTTGCGCGTGAAATCTCGCTTGCGGATTCGAACCGCTCTATTCTGCTCAAGAAGCAGGTGACCGCGCTCGAATATTACCAGGGCGTGATGAAGGACGTGCCGAACGAGACCGGCCGATCGGCGGCGATGTCCCGCGACCTGGCTGATGTGCTTGGCTGGATCTTGCCAGGCATCATGCGGGTCTACACGGCATCTGAGCACATGGCTGTTGCGGAGCCTGTCAGGCCCGAAGATGTAGCCGGGGCGGCTCAGGCCACCGACGACATGAACTACACGTTCTGGAAGGACAATGACGGCTACCGCATCGTCTACAATGCGACGTGGGATAGCCTTCTGATCGGCGACGGCATTGTTAAGGTCTGGTGGGATTCGACTCCTGACATCTCGGTTTCTGTGCATTCCGGCCTGACGGATGACCAGATCACGATGTTGCTCGGCACGGATGACACCGACGACGAGAAAATCGAGGTTGTGGAGCATTCCCCGTCTTCGCCGATGGTCTCGGACGGGCAGGGCGGGTTCATGCCGGACCCGAACCGCACCCATGACCTGAAAATCAGGCGCACGGTGACCTCTGGCCGCGTCCGCGTCGATGCCCTGGCGCCTGAAAACTACGGCAAGGACGGCGAATCCAAGACTTGCGACGAATCGCGGTTCCAGTATCACCGCGAACAGAAGACCCGTTCCGACCTGATCAAGATGGGCTTCGACAAGGATAAGGTCCAGGCCCTCAACAAGGCCTCGGATGAGGAGACAACGGCCGAAATTGCGCGCGATCAGCGCGGAAAAGAGGAAGATCACGACCCTTCCATGGATCTGGTCGACCTTTTCGAGTGCTTTGTGCGCGTTGACATCGACGGCGACGGCATCGGGGAGCTTTGTCGGGTCTATTACGGCGGTTCGAAGGACGGCGGCGAGCTTCTGGACTGGGAAGAATGGGACGACGAGCTGCCGTTTGACAGCATTCCCTGCCAGCCGATGCCGCACAAGTTCGAAAGCGGCTCTTTGGCCGACGAAACGATGGACGTGCAGCGCATCAAGACGGCGATGCTGCGCCAGGCGCTCGACAACACCTACGCGACGAACAATCCGCAGCGTTTTGTAACCGGCAAGATCACCAATCCGGAAGAACTCTTCTCGCCGACGTTCGGCGGGGCGATTTTCGGCGAGAAAGACGCCACCGTGGCGCCGCTCACCGTGCCTTTCGTGGCCAATCACGCCTACGACGCCATCAACTACATGGATCAGGTGATTGAGCGCCGCACGGGCGTTTCACGTACGACAATGGCGCTTGATCCCGACGCGCTTCAGAACCAGACCGCTACGGCCAACCAGAACGCGAGGGACGCGGCCTATTCGCAGATCGAGCTGATCGCCCGCAACCAGGCAGAATTGGGCTGGAAGAAGGTATTCCGCAAGATCATGCGGCTGCAGATCAGGCACCAGAACAAGGCGCGCATTATCCGCATGCGCGGCCAGTTCACGCAGGTCGATCCGCGCCAGTGGAACGCCGACATGGATGTGACGATCAACGTCGGCCTCGGCACGGGCTCGCGAGATCGGGATATTGCGGCGTTGCAGGCCGTTCTGACCAACCAGACAGCCCTTGCGCAGCAGATGGCGGCTCTTTCGCCTGCGAAGGCGCTGGAAATGCTGCCGTTCATCCTTCGGACGCTGATGAAGCAGGCCGAGAGCGCCGGCATTAAGTCGCCCGAGATGTTCTATCCGCAGATCACAGACCAGGACATCCAGCAGGCTCAGCAGGCCATGCAGCAGCAGGGCGGTCAGCAAGACCCGAGGGTGCAGGCCGCACAGGTGCACGCGCAAAGCAAGACGCAGGCGGCTCAGATGGCCGCTGCTACCGCCGCACAGGTCGGCCAGCAGCGAAATGCCGTCCAGGCTCAGTACAACGCGCAGAAAATCCAGGCGCACATGGAATCGGCGCGAATGAAGGCGGTTGGCGAGCAGCAACAGGCGATGGCGGAACTTGGTCTTAAGCGCGAGACGGCTGGCGCTGAACTCGCGATGAAGCATGCGCAGATCGAAACCGAACTGGCGATGCGCGCGCGGATGGGTGTTGCGCCGCCCGTCACGTCATCGGTCCATGTAGGGGGCCAGCCAGGATGACCGAAGAAGACCGCACCCGGGCCGCGAACGCAAACAGCCTTCGCAGGGACCCTGTTTTTCAGGCCGCTGTGATCGAGGTTCGCAAAGGCGCCTTGGAACAACTCGCGCTGATCGATCCGACCGACGTTGAGGCGATCCGCAACGCCCAGGCCACAATCCGGGCTATCGATGGACTTACGACTACGCTTGCCAACTTCATCATTGCTGGCACGCCGCAGCGGACAGGATTGGCAGTCGCCTAATGCCGCTGCTTCGCACCCCGCCGCGCGTCATGCTGCGCTCGCCGCTCTATGCCCCGCTGGTGGGCAAATGGGCGCCGGCTGCACCTTCGGGGCCATTCAACCCGACAACGCTCTTCGGCGGGTCGGACAATGGCGGCTGGTATGACGCGTCCGACCTGACGACGCTGTTTCAGGACACCGCAGGAACCACTCCAGTTGCGTCTGATGGCGACCCTGTTCGGCTGATCAAGGACAAGAGTGGCAAAGGCCACAACTTGCGACTGATCTCCGGAACAGCGCCCGTCTGGCACACCGGCAGCGGCTTATCGTGGATAGCGTTTGCTTCGGGGCAGTTCCTCGCGGAATTGACCGGCAGTCAAGTTATCTCCGGAACACTATACGCCGGAGTTGCCAACAAACCTACGGACAATAACACCGGTAACTCACTTGGTATACTAACAGCCGGAACTAGCGATCAGTTTGTCCTTAGTAGGAGCTCGGGTGGGGTTGGCGCAAACTACAACAGCGCTGGCGATATCTACACACAACGGCTAGCTATATCTAACAATATCAACATGTATGCCGAGGCTGCAACCGCTTCGGTTGGGTCCATCTCAACGGATGTCATGGTGAACAAAGTTGCCGGTTCTGTTGTACTTAACCAAACCCCCGCAGTCAGTGGTGCTACAGGAGCCATTGGCATCAATGCTAGTTCCAATTCGGCAGGCAGTGCCTCGACCCAAAATTTCTATGCCGGAATCGTCATCAATCGCGCCATCACTGCGCCAGAGCGCGCATCCTGCACGACCTTCTTCGGCGCGAAAGCCGGCCTGACTCTCTAGGAGCATCCGAATGGCACAGGTTCAGGGATCATTTGCCGCCACAGGGCAGTCAACGCCTGTCGCCGGCTCCCGCATCTCGATCAAGATGAAATTTGCCGGCACGGCTTCGGTCGATGTCGAAGAGCAAATGCCGTCCGGAAACTGGATCAAGATCGATACCGGCATAACGGCGGATTACCGCAAGGTCTTCGACAGCCCATCGCTTTCTTCGATCCGGCTGAACTGCACCGCCTTCACCAACGCGGTCGAGTACGTCGTGGAGACGAACTAACCAATTCCTGCCCCCAAGCAGGTCACCAGGCCAACCGCTCAAGGAACCCTTTGGGTCACACCCGAAGAGCGGAGCCATTCCCCAGAAGGAACCACCTATGAACGCTGTCAACCCGCAAGGGAACAGCGGTTCGCTGTCTCTCGCCGAGGCAGCAGCCGCCTACGCTAATCCAGTCGCGGACGAGGAAGCCGATCAGGGCCAATCCGAATTCGAAGAGGGTGAGAGTGGGGAAGACCAGCCGGCCGATGAACAGGCCGCCGCTGGCGATCATCCCGAAGACGAAGGTCAAGTCGTTGAAGACGCCGATCTTGGCGCCGACGAGCCCGCACAGCCAGCCTATGCCGAGAAAACGGCCAAGGTGAAGCTGCCCGACGGTTCGGAAGCCACGATCGACGAACTCATCAAGGGCAACCTTCGAGATAAGGACTACAGGCAAAAGACCATGGCCCATGCCGAGCAGGAACGCTCGTTCAAGGCCAGGGTCCAGCAACACATGCAATCGGAACAGCAGGTTGCGGCGGACCGAAATTTCATGGTCCAGCTTCTCCAGGCCTTTTTGCCGCAACGGCCTGATCCCTCCATGTACATGCACGATCCTATTGGCTTCGGCGAACAGGATTTGGCGTATCGCACCCGCAAGGAACAGCTCGACTACTTCGTGGCTACCCAGCAGCAGTCTGCCCAGCAGCACCAGGCTCAGGAAGGCCAAAGGCTAAAGGAAATCCGCGACCGCGAATGGCAGACCGCCCTTGAGGTGATGCCGGAGCTTAGCGATCCGAACCGGCTTAACTCGTTTGCCGGCGAAGTCATGAAGCACGCGAGCGAATACGGTTTCCAGCCGGATGAAATCCAGAACCATCTTGGACTGGACCATCGGCAAATCCTCGTCCTGCGCGATGCGATCAAGTGGAGGAACCTCCAGGCCAGCAAGTCCAAGGTCAATGCGAGGGTCGAAGGACGACCGCCCGTAATGCGGAGCGGCACCCGTCAGTCACCTGAAACGCAGAGCGCCCGGGACGTGAAGGTTGCGATGGATCGCCTGAAGCAATCCGGCTCACTCCGTGACGGTGTGGCCGCCCTCCTCGCAAGCGAAAAAGGATAGCCATTATGGCAGCTCCGCTTAATACGGTCCTCTCGACCGTTTCGGTGGGCAACCGGGAACAGCTTTCGGATATTGTTTCCCGCATCACCCCCGAAGATACCCCCATCTACACCATGGCAGACGCCGAAAAGACCAAAGGCGTCCACCCTGAGTGGGAAACTGACGTTCTGCGCGCTCCGCAGGTGAATGCGCAGACGGAAGGCGACGATTACGTTTTCGATCCGCTGATCCAGCCGACGCGTCTCGGCAACTACACCCAGATCTATTCCCAGGGCTGGGTGTTCTCTGGCACGCAGCAGGCGGTTGAAAACGCCGGCAACGTCGTCAAGGTCGCTGAAAAGAAGATCAAGGCCGGCATCGAGGTCCGCAAGGATGTCGAACTGTCCTGGGTCACCAACACTGCCTCTGTCGGCGGCGCCACGCGCTTCACCGGCGGCCTGCCGTCCTGGTTCGTGACGAACGCTTCGCGAAACTCGGGCTCGAATGGCGGTTTCAACACCGGCACCGGCCTGACTGTCGCGGAAACCCCCGGCACGCAGCGCGCCTTCACGAAGGCCTTGCTCGATACGACCATGCAGTCGGTCTACAACGCTGGCGGCAACGTCGACACGCTCGTCACAGCGCCTTACGTGAAGTCCGTGTTCGTGACCTTCATGTCGGACGCCAACGTGGCAAACTTCCGCTACGATTTGAGTTCCGACAAGGGCAAAGGCCAGAGCAAGAACACGATCATCGGCACGGCGGACATTTACGAAGGTCCGTTCGGCAAGGTGACCGTAATGCCCGATCGCGTCATGGCTGTCTCGGCCGCCGTGGCTCGCCGCGCCTTCCTCCTGGACAGCAACTTCGTTTCGAAGATCACGCTTCGCCCGATCCAGGAAGACCCGGACCTTGCCAAGACCGGCGACAACAAGAAGGGCGTCATCATCGGCGAACTTGCACTGAAGATCAAAAACGAGGCCGCTCTTGGCGTCGTGGCTGACATCTTCGGCCTGACCGCCTCGTCGTAAGGAGCACCATCATGAGCACGATCAATCGTACGAATGGCGGCACCGCTACCGCAACATCTGGCGCTGCCACGCTCAACAACCGTTTCGGCAAGGTGACTTCGGAATCCTTGTCGACGGCGGCGGGCGCTCTCTACACGCTCACCATCACCAACTCACAGATCTCTGCGACCGACCAGGTTATGGCATCCGTGGGCTATGGCACGGCCAATGCGGGCACGCCCAATGTTGCGCGTGTCGAACCGGCCAACGGTTCGCTGGTCATCGTCATTCAGAACATCCACGGTTCGGCTGCGCTGAATGGCACGATCAAGGTTGCCTATGCGTCGTTCCCGGCCTGATCGGTCGACAACCAACACAACGATGAAGGGGCTGCCATCCGGTGGCCCCTTTTCTTTTGACGAAACGAAGGAGGCCGTAATGGCTGACAAGGATACTGCTCCGGCGGCGGTCACTGCTCCGGTCAAATTGAACCGCGCCCACTGGATCGGCACCGAACGCCACGAAATCGGCGAAACGCTCGATCTCGACCCGGCCGAAGCCCGGCGCCTGATCGATCTGGGTGTTGCCGATCGCGCTGACCCGCTTCCCGGTGAAATGCCCGAAGGCGGCAAGTCCTGATCCGAATGGAACAGGACATCTATGACGGGGCGTGGAAGCTTTTCGACCACGATCCCGCCACCGGCCGCACGATCTGGATGCTTGTCGACGGCGACAAGACCCATTTCCGGATCGACATGCCCGTAGGGGCCATTCTCGACGCCAACCATGACGCCGAGATGGAGACCATGGGCAAACGTTTCGGCGACTACAACCGCATCGCCTCGATCCCGACGCCTCTGTTTTACCAGAACGGTCTTTCGCAGGCCGTCAAGCAGAAGGACGACGGCTGGCTGAAGCGCTGGCTGAACGATGGCGATCATAAGAAATTTCGTACGAGCCGGGGGAGCGTCTGATGTCGATCGTCGATTTTGCTTCCCTGTCTCAAGCCGTGACGGACAACCTTGCCCGCAGCGACCTGGCGCCGTTCGTGCCCGATTTCATCACGATGGCCGAAAACTGGCTGAACTTCGGCGCCGACGGCATCGACCCGTTGCGCTGCCGGGAGATGGAAACCGTCGTTCCTCTGACGCCAGATCCGGTAACCGGCATTTCGCCGCTACCGGCAGACTACCTGCAATACATCCGCGCCTCGGTCATCAACACCCAGCGCGCTACGTTGAGCTACCTGACGCCTGACCAGGCGGAACGCTGGTATCCTGATGGGACAGGGGGCATCGCCGAGTTCTTCAGCATCATCGGCACGGGGCTTTACACCTACCCGATCACGACTTCGCAGCAGCTCAGCCTTGTCTACTACGCCGCGTTGCCGCCGTTGACGGCCGGGAACCCGACGAATTGGCTCCTGACCAAGTCTCCGTCGCTCTACCTGCGCGCCGCGCTTTCGCAGGCCGCCGAGTTCATTAAGGACGACGCGGAAATGACGAAGCAAGGCGGCCTGGCTGCAGCGTTGCTCGCAGGCCTCAACCGCTCCGACATGCTGGCAAAGTACGCCCGCGCCGGCATCACATTCCGGAACGGCGCGCCGTCATGACGATCCTTGAAGCGCTTTCCAGCCTCGGCTTTTCGAACGCCGAGGACCTTGGCGCATGCCCTGAAGATTCCAGCCTGACGATTGTCAGGGTCATGACCAGTAAGGGCTGGACCTATGAGCGCTTCGCGACCGCCGACGACGTGAAATCGTGGGCCGAAGGCAAGATCCCGTGACACTCGTTCCGTTCGCGCCCTGGGAGCCTGATAAGGCCGATCTGAACGGTCAGAACACGGGCGACATCCTCAATGTCCTGTGTTCCAGCCTGTCCTACCTGCCATTCCCCGATCTTGTTGCTTTGTCGGCCGCGCTGCCATCCCAACCGCTGGGCTGGTTCACGGCACGCAGCCAAAGCGGGCAAGTGACGATTTTCGTCGGAACCGCGACGAAGCTGTACAAGCTCAACAACACGACACTGGCCTGGGATGATATCACCAAGAGCGCCGCAACCTACGGCGCCACGACGACGGCGCGGTGGTCGTTCGATCAGATCGGGGACTTTGTCGTTGCGGTCA